GGCTGCGGCCCATGCCTTCGTCGGGTCGAGCTGCCCTGCACCGTAGTGCCCGGCGATGACCTCGGCCAGCCCGTCGATCTCCTCGATGCGTGCGGTATACAGACGTTCGAACAACAGGTGGTCGCCGAAGAACTGCGGGCCTTTCGACTGCCAGTGCAACGTCCAGTACAGGTGATGCGCTGCCCGAAGGCAGGCCCACAGATCGAGGAGCTCGTTGATCATTTCTTGCCCCGCTTCTTCTTGGAGATCTCGACGGCGGCAAGCTGCTTCATGGCTGCCGCTTTGGTCTTGGGCTTCTTGCTGAGCGGACGCCCATGGGACGACGTGGCCTTGTAGCCGCCCTTGACTTTCTCGATCATGGCGTCACCGTCGCTGCGGGACCAACAGGTACAGGAGCAGGCACAGGCACAGGAGTTTCCACCACCTCGGGACATACGGGGCAGGGCGGGCAGGAGTCGGGCGCGTTTTCCGGCAGGCCGATGCGAGTGGACGCAAGCGTGCCCCCGCCCGCTGCCCCAATGAACGCACTGACGACGGCGACCAGGACATGGATGAAGTTCGGGCGGTGTTCGGGTGCCATGCTATCGGCCCCCTGCTTTCGGCACGCCGGTGTACTGGCCGGGCAGATCGCTGATGCTGGACTTGCCCGTGTCACGCGGAGCCTGATACTTCACGTTCTGCCCTTCGACAGACTGAGAAGTGCGGCCTGCGCGAGGCTTCCAGCCAGCAGAGTACCCGCCGGAGGTCTGCTGACCTGCAGGCTTGGCGATGCTGTACGTGCCGGGGTTGATCAGGTTCGGTACGCTCGGGGTCTTCGAGGGCGCGGTGCCCTTGTGGCCCTTGGACTTGCCGGGGTTCTTGACGGGGGTGATGTCGTAGCTGACATCGTGCTTGTACTCGGACATGGTGAGGCTCCTACAGGTGGGTAGTATATCAGAGAAAGGACAGGGCTACTTTATCTTCTCGCGCAGGTCAAGCACGCGCTGCGTCTCGGCCTGGTCTTCGCGCTGCTTCGCGCGCTTGCCTGTGATGTCCGCCTGCTTATTGAGCACTGTTTCTTCTTGCTGCTCTTGTGTAACCACAGGTAGAAAGGGGGCTCCCAGCGCTGTGCCGAGGCGATCCTTGCCAGGAAGTTGAAGCTTGTCTTCGCCCACGAACAGCGGAGCGTAGTACGTCGCAAGGCTGGTCCAACCCATGAACTCCGCTGTTTTCTGCATGACCTTGTACTTCTGGAAGCCTTCTTCCGTCAGCTGCCATTCGTGATCAAGGTAGGTCGCGGTCGTGTCCCGGGTAGGGTTCAACGGAGTGATATCCCCAAAGAATGCGCACGCCGGTACCATTGCCTCGGTGTCGCACAGCGCGGCAACGTGGCGGGGATCCATGATGCGCATCTTGTCCGCACGCTTCTTGTACTCGGGTTCTTCCGGTGCCTTTTCGACCAGGTACTTGAGCTCAGGGGTCAGGTACTGAAACAGTCCGGTCTGCGTTCCGCCTACAACCTCGAAAGGATTGGTCGCGTACATGATGCCAGACATAGTCATGAACGCGTCCTGCGAAGGAAGCGAGGGGAATGTCTGAACGAACAGGTTGCTTCCGACCTGCTGGGACGCACCGCGAATGCGGGCGTACTGCTTGTCGGTCATGTAGAACTTGCGGACATCGTAGTCGTCCCCGCCCGCTAAGGCGTTGGCGAACTCCGAAGTGTCGCGAGACAGGGCCGCCTGGCGTACGAAGCGAGCAGCGCCTGACGTGGTCACCAACGCCTTGGCCGTTTGCTCTGCAGACATGCGCGCAAATGTGTAGAAGATCAAGGCGCGCGAGGCAACCTGGCGTTCACCGGGAAGCAGCCCGCCGTAGTCGAACAGTGATTTCTTGGCGATCTCTTGCGCAACAGAGATCGGCTTGCCTTGACGCAATGCCTCTGACAGAGACGCCATGCGCCAGAAGTTGTCCGTGCTGTTGGCTACTTCGGCCGGCATGGACGCGATGTTCTTCAACGCCGCCAGCACGGTCTTTGGCATCGACTTACCGCTGGCCACTTGCATCCGTGTGGCTTCTGCCTCTACCGCTTGTTGCATGCCGCCGCCGAACAGCACTTGCTGCTCTGTCTTCAGCGCGCCACTGCGGATGCCGATCGCTCTGAGGTCCTCGTACGTGAACACGCGCCCGATGGAATCGCGGAAAGCCACAGTGTTGTCCGCGGCGCCGACGGCCATTCCTACGGGGCCCGCCTCCATCGCGCGCACTGCATCCTTTAAGGCCGGCAGCTTAGGGAACCCCTCCGCGCCGAGGGTCATGTGCAGGATGGCAGGTGCCGTCATGACGTTCACGGCATGATACGCGCCGCGCAGGTAAAGGAAGGAGTTATACCTGGCATTACCGAGGGCTTGGAAAACGTCAGCAGTCAGGCCTAACACTCTCTGCGCTCCAGTTTTGTTCTGCGGCAGGTACTCTGCTACCTGTTCGAACACCTTCTGCTGAATGTTCTGGTTGACAAAACTGTCCAACGCACTCTGCACTTCTTCTCCGCGAATCACGCTGACCGTCTTTGCGTACTCATTGCTTTTGGCTCCGTCGCGTGAAGCCTCAACAAAGCTCTCAACACTGCTGACGTTGAGCCGATTGCGCGCCAAGGCGCGGTCTGCTGCAGCATTCACAATGGGCATGATGTTGTTTAGCGCATTGCCAAGCGCAGGGTCTTGATTCAACAGAGCGCGCGCAATGTTGGCCGAATCCGCCTCGTCCTTGCCTGTGAGCAGTCTCTTGAGCGTAGCCATCACGTCGGCCGGGGCACGCCGCCCGTTCGCGCGCGATACCATCGAAGAGTAGATGAGCATGCGCACCGCGTCCTTGTCGGTAATCTTTGGCCCGCCCTCGCCGAACTCAAAGTAGCGTACGCCTTCCGGTACTTCACCCAAGCCCTTCTGCACGTCCTGCGAAACGCTTCTGATCTTCGGGTAGTTCGCGGTCACTGAGACGACTTCAGATTCGGTGAGCGCTCCGAGCACGACCGCTTCTTTTGCGGACTCGGCTTCGCGCAGGTACATCGCGCCGCCCAACACCTTCGGGATCTCTTCTGCCTTGATGACTGCGCCCCCTTGGAGTGTCCAAGCAGACGACATCTTAGTGCGGTCCTTGGCCAGCTCTACAAGACCGGCGCGCAGGTCCTCGACGACTACATCGACACGCTCTCCCCCGGCAAGTGCGCTTTTTGCGGTCTGCTTCAAGGCAAACATGGCCTGGATGCCGTCCTTCGTCAGGTACTTGTCCTGAGCTGTGGAGAAATAAGACCGCTCCACCCAAAGATCGTTCATCCCCCAGAAGCTTCTCGACGTGTCTTGGTATCCGACCATCATCAGGTCGACGGTGTGGTTGATGAAGTAGGAGGACTGCGCCGCAACCTGCGAGGTTGGACCGCGTGCGATGGCTGATAGGATCTCAATCGGAGGCAGAGTCTTTCCTAACGGCAGCCCGTACGCGGCCCGCATCTCGCTGTTCTTCGGGGACAGGTCGTCGACCAACGCCTTCATGGTCAGGTGGGAGCGTGAGGTTTCTGCGGCGAAGTCGCTGATCGCTCGCTGCATTGCAGGCGGGGTGTCGATGATCTTCGACGCCGCCGTTGCCCGTTTGCTAAAAGCCAGTGCGGTGACGTAAGCACCGTCCAGGCTCGAGCGCATCTGCGCCGGCGTGAACAACTGCATGCGCGCCCGTGCTTCTGCCGCTGCTTCGAGTCGTCCGCCCAATGTCCGTGCATCTTTGACAGGATTAAACTGAATTGTGTTGATGTCAACGCCCGCACGCTGCGCAGAAATGACGTCGTCGAGGTTGGCTTCTGTCAAATCGCGAAGACTCGACACAGCAATCGAGTCTTCTTCTTTCAAAAACGCTCGAGCGTAGGCGGCTTTCGGCCCAGACAAGAAGCCGCCGGTCTCAAGAAGGTTTACGTCCTCGAGCAGTTCTGCGATTTCATTCGGCTGCAGGCGGAGAACTTGGACAGGCCGGTCAGTTCGGATCCCGGGAAGCGATGCGTTGGGGACAGCCCGCTCGATTTTCGCGGAACCTTGCTCCAGTTCCTTCGTGAGGTCCGCTATCCGCCGCCCGACACGCGTTTCCGTTGCAGCTTCTATGGCTTTTGCGGCGCCGGCGGGGGAACCGAGGTGGCGATTGGTGATCAGCACCAGATCCTTGAAGGTCTGGAAGCCTTTCGCGTTTGCCGACGCAGAAACCAACGCGTCGAAGGCGGCAACAGCAGGAACAGCGGCGCGTACCGCCTCCCGGTCGAGGACAAGAGCCTGCTCCAGCAGGGCGGAGACGCCTCCGCCGGGGTTTGCCCGAAGAAGATCGGTGATTGCGTCGCTTCGTCCCGCCGCATTCCGCAGTACTGCCCGGAGTACGGGCTCTGTCAGCTCTGCCCGCCCCGCGCTCTTCGCCGCCATGACTCCTTCCGTGATCCGGTCTGTCTCTGTCAGCAGTTTCTTGGTGCCAGAGAGGTAGTGTCCTTTCGCCGAGATGTCAGACACGTCGGCGGCCAATGCCCGCGCCAGGTACACAGATTCCCCATTGGCAGCGGCCTCGGTGTAGTCGGTCAGCCATTTGCCCGGGCCGACCGTTGCTTCGTGGCGTTCCGCGATGCGTCTGATCGTGGCTTCGTCAAGCACGCCGCCCGCTGCCAGCTCTTCGCGCAAGGCCTGTCGGAATCCGAGCAGCTTGCCCGTGTCTTCAGCCGCCGCGATGCGCAGACTGCCGGGGAGCAGTGACTCTGCCATCGGCACGGCTTCCCCGAGGCCTCGTGCAGTGACTGCCCGGTTCGCTGCGCCCCCAAGAAGCGGGCCCATTTCACGCCACGTCCATGCGTCCCGCATCGCGTTGGCCGCAGCCCTCACGCCGGACATCACCGGGGCTTCTTTCGCAACCAGACCGGCAGCCCTGATGGCGCGGCCAGCAGAAAAAGCTTTGACTCCTGCGACGCTTGCCGATCCCACACCGCCAAGCGGGGGAACAATAAGGTCAAGGCCAAGTCCGAGCGCCATGCCCGCTACCTTGGGGTAGCCGATGGCTTCGTACACGTCTCCGCCAGTCGAGGCCCCGCCACGATTCAACATCGCGGCTTCCGCGATGTCACCGAGGAAGTCTTCTGGCAGATCTGCCGCCTTTCCTCCGCGCTTGGCGCGGGCTTCTCCCACAACCCCGCCGGGTGTATCGAGGCTGCGCCCCTCACCGAACACCGCCTGCCCTGCCGCTTCGCCCACACGCGCTGCACCGGAGATCGCACCGGCCGTGATTACGTTTACCGGGGCCAGCCCCAGACGCAGCAGGTTTGCCCCTACGCCTTCCTTGGTCGCGCCGGACGGGTAGACAATTTCGCCGCCGTACACCAGCGGCTTCGTGGTCGCGAACTTCTCTGGGTTGGCCAAGATTTCTTCACGCTTGTCGCTTGCCCACCACGGCAACTGCAGGCGCGCTACTTCATCCGGCAGCTGCCCCTTCACCGCAGCCTCGAGCTCAGCGGGGGTACGCTTCCGCTTTGTCACGCCGATTCTTCCGGAGCTGATGTCCTCCTCGCTGAGGTTGCCAATGTTCGAGATGTCCGGGACGTCCTCTGCTGCGAGGCGGGTACGCAGTCCGGCCTCTGCTTCGGCACTGCGCCGCGCGTACGTGCTGGAATAGTACTTCTGCAAATACGCTTGTTGCGATGCGGTCAAGTTCGGTACAAACCCTGGCGTGGTCTGCCGAGAGTAGATCGCAGCTGCCATGTTGGGCGCTTTGCCGGGCTCCTGCGTAGTCATGCCGAGACGGCCCTTGCCGTTCATCGCTGCGTCGATGTCCTTGAGTTCGATGATGTACTGCTGGTAGATGGACCCCGGAGATGCGTTCGGATTGTCCTCGGCCAGCTTGCGGATCATCTCACGGGAGGCAGCAACCTCATCGAGGAGAAACTGCCGCTCTTCTGCTGTCTTTCCTTTTACGCGCTCTGCGATTGAATCCTCTGGGATGAGGAGCATGGGCAGGTTGCCGCGCTCGCGCATCTTTCCGGTCCCCGCCAGTTCTTCCTGCACGATGGGGCCGACCCGGGTCTGGGGCCGAAGGATGTCGAACAGTGTTGGCGACACACCGGTCTGTACGTCCAGCGGTTTCGGCGAGGCGTCGATGCTAAGCTGCGGAACACCAAAGGGTCCGCTCTCTCCCTGCTTGCGCGTAGGCCCGCCGGGGTACGCCGCTGCTTCGCGGGGCTCCAGCGCGTTCTCCAAATCTGCCAGCTGATTGCTGATCTTCATGTAGGTGTCGAAGTCAGGGGCAGCCGCCAACTCCGCCCGCAGGCGGGCAGCACGTTGTTCCTCCACCGTGTTTCCGATCACAGTAGACAGGGCCTTCCGAGTCCGTAAGTTGACGTCGGTCGTGGGGGCAGTCTTGCTGAGTTTCGGCGGTTCGGGTTCTGGTTGAATGCCGAACTGTTTCAGAATCTCCGCGTTGCTTCTGCCGGTTGGCGGAGCTGCCGCGGGCGCGCCGGCCGCGGGGGCAGGGGCGGGCACAATCCCGAACTGCTTCAGGATCTCTTCATTAGTCCGGGGGGTAGCCATTCGTTACGCCTTGGGATTGAGGGAATCGTGCGCCGCGAATGCCGTGGCCAGCGCGACGTCATGCGCTTTCGCCATCGCATCCTTGTCGCCAGCAAAGGTATGCACAATCTCGGTGTACGTGGTCGGGAACGGGAAGCCTTTCGCTTTGTTGGTGGTGTAGAGCTGCAGCCCTACCCGGCCTGGCCCCGAAGACGCAAGGCGCTTCAACTTCTCGGGCTGATCCTTCAACTTCATCGCAGCGTTGATGCGGCCCTCGTAGTAGGACTCCTGCTCCGGCGCGTTGGTTTCTCCGAGAGCTCCTTTGCCCTTCACGGCTGCTTCGTCTGCCTTCTGTTTCAACTCCGCTGCTGCCCGCTGTGCCTTGTCGATGACAAGGTTCGTCCCGCCCGTGATCATGCCGGGGGTCTGGTTCTGCCGCTGCAACAGCGCGGTTGCGGGCGTGCCCGCAAACGAAGGGCGCGGGGCAGTGGCTTCGGTCACGTCCATCGGCGTGCGGATCGACTCCGGCAGCACGCCTTCCGTCTTGGTGCCAATCGACGGGGGCACAGGAACAGGGGCCGCGAGGCGCGCAGCCATCGACGGAACCGGGGCTGCCGTCTGCGCCAGGTCGTAGACCGGACGGGGCACAGGAGCCTGCACACGGGGCGCAACGAGGGCTGCCGTCGGAGGCGGCGCGAGCATCGAGTCGATGAGTGCCCGATTCTCCGCGCGCTTGCCGATGAGCGCTTCCAGTTCAGCCCGGCGATTGGTATTCTCCGGCGCGGCCGGGGGCATAATGGTGGGGGAAAGTACCGGCGCCGGTGCGGTAGGCGCAGGCTCGGTCATGTCCATCGGCGCGCGCACAGGTTCAGGCGCCGGACGGCTTGCTTGAAAGTCAGCAAGCTCAGCAGCGCGCTGCTCCGGGGTCATGCGCAGGAGTTCGTCCATGCGGTTGCGCTGTTCAAAGACAGGGTTCTCGACAGTCTTCCCGAAGTACCGCCCCTGCAGGCGGCGTGCTTCCGTGAGGATGTCCGTCGGCTCGTACACAGGCATTGGACCGACGTCGCCGAACTTCCTGGCTTCCAGCCCCTTGATGAGATCGGCACGGTCTGACGGCTGCATCTCTGCAAGGATTGTGTTCTGCTCATCCGGGTTGAGGTCTGCAAATACTTCGGGTAAACCTTTGTATTTGTTCTCAAGCTTGGCGCCATAGTTGACGCTGGACGATTGACTGCTTCCGCTTGACTGGCTGGATCCGCCGCCACCGCCTCCGGTTGTAGGCGTTGTGACCTTGTCGACCACGTTGAAGTAGTCGTCGACTACAGGCCCGAGCGCCGGATTGTCTTCACTTGCGAGAGTTCTGGCCGCAAGGCGCGCCTTTGTACGGGCGGCTGCCGGATCCATCCCACCCGCAATGTACCGACCTTCCTGCGCTGTCGCGAACCTGCCTACCTCCTCGCCGAGGGTATTTCGCAGGTCAATCGGGTCTTGTGTCTTGATGGTTCCCTGCGGCCCGACCTGCGTTGCTAAGTTGCGGACGCGCTGATCCCCTGAAGCGTTTCCGGCGGCCTTGTTCCATTCTGCAATCTGTGTCTGAGTAGCAGTGGCAGGGGACAGGTCGTTGGGATTTGCTGCTCCGCCCCCAAAGCCGCCCCCGCCACCGGACGTACCCGAGGACTGGCGCTCGCTGCTGCTCTGGCTCCGGCTCCCTTGCGATACGGGGGTCTGCTCTGCAGTCTTTTCCTGGCGCCTTGCCTGCGCTTCGCGCTCCTTGAACTCTTGTGCCGTCGCCGCCAGAATAGCTTTGTCCCCGGCGTCCGCTGCTTTGCTCTTGGCTGCGTACACAGCTTTGTCGCGCGCAAGTTCCCGATTGGACTGCTGCTTCTGAGCGTCCTGATAGATCTTCATCTTCGCTTCGTACTCATCCTTGCGACCCGCAGCGTTGAGCTCCGCCTGCCGCATGTTGTACTGCCAGCGCTCTTCGAGAGGCTTCAGGTATGCGTCGGTGTACGCCTCCATGTTTTTGAGGATGCGTTCATTGGTGTAGTTCCGCGTGATGCGGAAGACGCGCCCGCCGGTTCCAACTTGTTCGGTAGCCATTAGGGGGTCACTCCGGTTGCAGGTGCGGCGGTTTGCGGTGCGAGCGAGTCAATGTACGGGGACGCTGCAGGGTTCTTCGACTTCGTCTTGATCAGGTCCATCGCGGCTTTGTCGTCGATGCCCATGAACTTTGCGAACTTCTGGATCTCCTCCATCGAGGGCATGCTGCCCGCCTGTGTCAGCGCTTTCTGCCCGCCCTTCTGAAGGGTCGAGAGCCCGCCAGAGGCAAGGGCCATGGCGGCTTCCAAGCGATCTCGCTTGTACTCAGCGCCGGTCGCGATTCGCTCTTCCAGTTCTTGATCCAGCACACGCCTACGCTCAAGGTTCTGCTGCTCCGTGCGCTGCGCCACTTCGGACGCCAGCTGGGCCTGCTGCTGGGCCTGCAGCGCTTGCCGCAGCGCGTCGATACCTCCGCCACTGGCCATGCCCGCAGCGCCCGCAGCGCGTGCCTGTGCCTGTGCCTGCTGCAGCTGCCCCGCAATCTGATTCGTGCCTGCCGTGTACAACGACTGCTTCTCCGCCTCAGTGAGACCGAGGGTGCCCAGATCCTGCTGTGCCTGCAGCGCCTTGCGGCGCTTCTCGTTCTCTTTCTCTGCGTCCGTCTTGATGAGAGACGGGATCGCCTCCAAAGCAGACCCGGCCAAGGCGCCCACGGTGGAGCCCACAGGACCGAACACGGTGCCGGCGATGCCGCCTAAGGTTGAACCGATACCCATGATGAACTCCTATCCCTGCCCGCGAGAGGCAGCTTTGCGGTGGAAGACTTCGACCTCAGACATGAGGACCTTGATGTGGCCTTTGTCGCAACGGGCTGACATCGCTACGTAGAAGTGATGGACACCGGCGGCCAGGTTGGTGAACCCGATACGCTGGCAGTACCACCGTCGAGAGTAGTAGCCGACCCCGCCGGGGTCTCCAATCGCAGCTCCCCCTGAGGTCACGTTGCCGCTGTTGTCCTCGTCGGTGACGGAGCCTATGAAGGTCGGCCCGTCGTCTTCCGTGAAGCTGTGCCCCTTCGTGCAGGCTTCAATGTCCGAGACACGAAGAACGTCGCCTTCGGTGTGTCCGACGTAGCCGGGATTCCGCAAGCGGTGCTGCTCCAGCTGGTAGTTCCCGTCCCCCACGCCGAGGTATGCGACAGTGAACAGCACGTCGGCAGGACGCTCGAGCACGATGCGCTTGCCCGACTCTGGCATGATTTGGTAAGGGCTTGCAGCCGTCAAGTCGTATGGCTTTACGTGCGAGCTGAAGTACCGCTCGTTCACGCGGAGCAGGTCAATGAACTGCGTGTACATGTCGCCGGTCGTGAACTGGTAGTCGGGCGTGACGTTGAAGAACTCGCCGCGCACGATGTCCGTGGTACTGACCGTCGCCTTGTTGATGTCAGCTTGCACGATGCCGACGTTGAGGTACGTCCGCAAGGCAGTGTTGTTCGCAGACAGCGCGGCCCCGGTCATAGGGGTGTTGGCGACGAAGACGTTGGGGGCAGTGAAGGACATTAGTTTCGCACCATAGCACACACCATCGTGGCTTCCTTGAGCACGATTCCGACGAGTGTGGTGTTGTCAGCTACCCGTGCGCGCAGCTCAACCGCCTTGATGCCGTTCGCTACGTTGGTCAGGAACCCGCTGATGCTGCACCGCATGCGCTTCGTCGGGTGCGTCAGCGCGTACCGCCGAAGGTTGACAGACGCATTATCCGGCCCGTGCGGAGGTGCTGTAATAGCGGTGGTATCGAAGTCCGTGAAGTTGGTGACCGAGTAGCCCCACTCGCAGGTACTGACTTCGACCCATACGTTAGCGTTGTTGAGGTAGTACAGCTTCAGGAAGAAGGTGTCATTGTTTGCGTTCATGTACGCCGGGAGGACGATTCCCCCTACGGGGTCTGTACCCGCACCGATGACGTTATCCAAGTTGATGTCCGCGTGGATGCGGAGCAGTTCGTAGGGGCGCGCCCAGGTCAGGTTCGGGGAGAAGTTGATACGCACCGGCGTAGTACCGCCGAGGTTGATCGTGACGTGCGTCTGCGACGACACGGTGAAGGACAAGGAGGAGTTGCAGAACGTCCCCATGTCTGTCGTCCACACGGCGTCGTTCGCCGTGGTATCGACGTGCTCTTGCGATACCCACTCGGTCTGGGTGTTCGTGCTGTCGAGGAGCGCAGTCCCCGTAGCGATAGCGGTGTACGTCGCGTTCGCGGCGGCAGCCGTGGCGACCACACCATTGAGGACAGGAGTAGTGGTGATGATGCTCATGTTCTACCTGTACTGGTTACGGCACCACAGCAGGCGGTGCTCGAGGCCGATTGGATATACCTGATTGATTCCGATATCTATGATGGTGGTAGCTCCGTACACTTCCTCCTCGTTCTTGTAGTCAATGAGCCAGCGCACATCTATGTGGACGGGCCCGCTCTTGACCGGCGTTGCATACGGAATGGTGTAAGTAAACCTCCCGATTGAGATGTAGATAGGCCCAGTCCGCCCTACGAGAACATCGTTGACGAACACGCCGAGTTCTCCGGTGTGTTGATCTTTGACTTTTTCTATATACCCGAAGGAGCCGATGGTGTCGGGTGGGTCATCGGGAGTGATTTGATAAAACACCAAGTAGGACTGTCGATGTGTGAAGTCGACGACTGCTTCGCCCTTGAGCATTCCCTCTTGCGCGACGAAGTCCAGCACGAACCCGCTGCGGTTCGCAGGGAAGGCGGAGGACTCTAAGGTGTTCCAGCCCAACGACCATTCTGTTACATTGATCAGGAAGGTGTTGCATACTTCCGTGACGTAGTACGCTTGCGACGGGTAGACGTAGTTCTTCTGAGCCGGCGGCCCGACGATGCTGGTGTACGCCGGGGCAATGAGCTCTGCACGGCCGACAGAGTTCAACGGCATGTTGTTCTGGTCGAGGCTGCCGTTTAGTTCGCCCACGGCCTGATTGATCTCGTCGTTCTGCCGGTCGATCAGGATGATGTCGCCCGCGAGCTGCGGGCCGATGGTGTACTGGCGTGCCATTAGGACTTCGCTCCGGGCATCTTGGTGTTCGGAGTCATGACCGATCCGCCGATGTAGAGGATCTTGTACTTGATGATCGTGCTCGTGTTCGCGGACTGCACGCGGAACGCGAAGTGCGAGACGAGCCCGGTGTTCACATCCCAGCGCATGCGGGTCACCTTGTGATCCTGCCACTTCGACACGTCCCACGTCGCGAGGTTCGCACCCGAGGTGAGCGTAGCGTCCTGCGCAGGGCCGATGCCGTTGAGGTAGTCACCGATCTTGGGGGCCACGGTGCCGGCGCTGATGAACTCGGACGAGTAGTCTGCCGACCACAGCAGCTCGATCTCGTTGTTGCCCTCGGTGACGGTCTCGATTTCCACAGACAAGATGCGCTTCTTGACAGTGTCATCGCCGAAGTCCTCCCACGCGGACTGCCATACACCCGTAGGTGCGGTGGCCCCGGTGTACAGCACGGTCGCTACGGTCTGGAAGATGGTGTACGGCATGCCGTCACCGGAGTTCGGGCGAGCCGTCCATACCTGCAAACCCATGCCGGGGTACAGGTTGTTCGAGGTCTGGCTGGGCTGCGTGCCGATGATGATGTAGCCACTGCGATCCGCAGCAAGCTGCGTGAAGCGCCAATCCACGACCGGGGATTCCGGGTTCACGGCAGAGCGGAGCATCCACTCATTCACCAACGGGGAGTAGACCACGCCGTGGGTGTTCTCGGTCTGCCCGTCCACAGGGAAGTGGCACCAGTATTCCTTCTCGCGGTCGGAGTAGACTGCGGTTGCTCTGCAGAGAGAGTTCTTGGAAACCCGGCTTAGCTCCTTCTCGAAACGGTAGCTGACCTTGGTAACTTGGATCGAGGCCCCGCCGCGCATACCACCGGTGATCAGGTACACGCCGTCGAGATTGAGGAACAGGATGCCGACACCCGGCACGAGGCGGATGGTGTTCGTAGCGATTGTGCCGATGGACTGGTTGACCGTCGTGCAGGTGAACCCGTCGCCCGCTGCGTTCGTGAACACGGCGTCGATGGCCTTCTCGCGGAAGACCAGCAGCACGTCGTAGAACGGGAACACGGCAGTGATGTGTCCCCCGTCGCGCACGCCGACGTCGAAGTAGTTGAACGCGGGGAACTGCTCGGGCAGGCCCTGTGCCGAGTAGATGATCTGCGTGGGAGTGGTGTCCCCGCCGGCCAGCCACATCGCACCGTTCCACGCCGCGCCGTACTTGTACCCATTGCTGATCGCCACCGAGTCCGAGAAGGTCGGAGCGGCGGTGACGAGCTGGTTGTCAGGGATGCAGTCGAGGTACTGCCGGGTGGTGTTGTCGTTGATCTGACAGACGAAGTAGTAGACGTCGCCTGCGCCGGTAAGGCCGTCCTTCTTGTTCTTGGTGCGGTAGATGCGGCGGGCCACGGTGCCGGCAGGGCCTGGCTCCAGCCCCTGCACCATTACGCCGTACTTACGGGCGTTCGCGTCGGCGTTGCGGATACGTTCTGCTTCACTCGTAGAAGGGAAGGTGACGTCGGTGTACAGCGTCCAGCTTACGTTAGCTGGACTGCTGACGGGGGACTCGCTGCCGGTGTCAGTGACGTAGGTCTGACGGTAGGAGTACGAGTTGATCGAACCCTTCGCCGGGTCCCCGAGGCCGAGGTAGTCCCCCGGCAGGAACTGCACGGCCATAGAGACGAGCTTGTTGTTGAGCGCGTCTCCAGTCGGTGCAACGAATTCACCGGGTGTGGCAGGGACTCCCGGAGCCGCGTAGTCTACTTGCACGCCGACGCAGTAGGGCGTAGGCGTAGGCAGGATGAATCCGAAGGGCTCAAGCTTCGCACGTCCCCACCACTTGAACATCTCGTCGTGCCCGTTGAGCAGAAGCGCGAAGCGCCCGTATGGTACGAACTGCGTTCCGGGCTCATCTACTCTGGGCAGATGCCGACCAGTAGCCAGCACAATCTCTGCCGTGGTTGCATCGCCGATGTTGCCGTACGTGTAAGACAGGATGCCTGCCCGCTCTTGGATGTAGTACTCCTCGCTGCCCCCGTGGCGTGCCCACGTCGCAAGGAAGCGGCAAGGGGACTTCGCGATAGCCAGTTCCGTAGCGGACAGGGGGAAGGTCGGCAGACCCAGCGTAGTCGGGTACTTGATCAGCGGTTCCCAGCCCCGATCCTTACGCCACCCACCGTCAGGCGAGTAGCGGTAATTCTGTAGGTTTGCACTGGAGTTATCGACAGACGTGTACCGTTGGTCGATGCCACCAGCGACGGCATCGGGGAGGGCATTGGTCTGCATTAGTTCACCCGGCGGAGGGAGGCAGGATCGTACGGGGACCAGCGGCGGCCCATGACGCCGAACTGCTGGCGCACAATGTCAGTGTCGATGCTGTCGACGTAGCGCTTCTGGAGACGGAGGATCTCCTTCTCGTACTTCTTCTGGTAGTTGTTCGCCTGCGCCAGGTTGTCGTGCTTGCTGTAGATGTCGTGCAGCACCTTGTAGATGACAAGCTGGTGGAACTCGATGGGGAACTCCGGCGTGTCGGTGGGCAGACCGAGGCGCGAGGGCTTGCGGTAGTAGCGGCATTCCCACTGGCGGAACTGCCGTTCATTGCCCGTGTTGTAGCCCAGCTCTCCCTCGGCTCCGGGCAGGAGGTCGTAGTAGAAGTCGTTGCCGATGGGCCGGGGGTACGGGCGGAAGCGCAGGTGCAAGCCATCGAAGTCGATGTACCGCTTGTTGCCGGGGCTGACCTGATTGAGCGACTCGATCTGGTAGCTGCCGGCGATGTCTGCAACACGGACAGGGTCTTCGCTGGTGTTGAGGTACGGCATCGCGGGCAGCGTAGCGGTCGGGCCGTAGGTCACTTCACGCCAGACAGGCAGGCCGGGGTTGCGGATGCCGGTCGTGCGGTTGAAGTTCTGGTTGAAGTAGACGCGCTTCTTCAGCCCCTCCCACTGGTTCATCACCTGATCGACGGTGTCCGTGTACACAGGCGACGCGATGGTCACGCCATCCCACGACTTGAAGGTGGCGACGATGCCGGCGGCGAACTGCCCGGTGATTTGGAAAATGGCCGACTCACTCAACGCGCCGACCTTCTTGCCGCCGTCCGTCTCGAAGGCCCAGCAGAACTCGAGGTAGGTGCCGACGGGGATGGTGCCGGTGCCCTGTGACAGCACGACAGTCTCCGCCGGGGGGACGTTGCTCGTCCCGTATGGGATGTAGCATTGGCTGTAGTAGTTGGTGTAGTCTTCACGCAGGTTGAGGTCTTCCTCGCGGCGGCAGGTGATGCCACGGACTGCGCCGTACGGAGGGATCTTCCCGACCGCAGGGGTGTCCTTGTGCATCAGGCCGAGGATCTCGATGGCGTCAGGCGGCAGATCGTAGAAGCGGTGCTTGATCTTCCAGCTGGTGTTGGCCGCCGCCGTGGTTCCACGGAAGGGTTCGCGCAAGCGGATCTCGGAACCGCTGACCACGGCGTCGATGAAGTAGTCGCGTCCGTCGATCTGGATGATCTGCCCTTCCCACTGATAGGGGTACGAGAGCAGTGCCTTGATCGGGCCGCTGAAGGTGATGCGTCGGCGGTTGTTCGTGACGCTTACGGTCTTGGTCGTACCGTCAGGCTGACCCGCGCTGACGTCGGGCCAGATGTCCATGAAGATGGTTTTCTCGGCGAAGCGCCAGCGCTTCTCCGTCCAGATGGCGTTGTACGCGTCGCCGATGAGCAGGTCCAGCTGCTCGTTGTAGACGGTCAACTCCGGGGAGTAGTCCGTGATTGACTTGATCTTGTTTCGGATTTCGGTCAGGTTCACGCGTACTCCATGCAGATGCGGGCGGTGCGGGACGATTATCCCACACCACCCGACTTGTTGCTACTCTCGCGAGATCAGATGCCGCAGCCGAGGACGTACATGACGCCGGTCCCGCCCGCTGCTGCCACGGCTGACATGCCGTAACCGACAACGTGGAGGGTGTTCGCCGCCGTGTTGACCTGCGCCAGACCAGCCCCGCCCGCGAGGTCGAGGATCAGGGGGTCGCCGACCGCAACGCCGACGCCTGCACCGCCAGCGTCCACCTTGGCGGTGTAGCTGACAGGTCCGCGCACCACAACCCGGATGGGCTGGGGCGAGGTCGCGGTGCCGGTCACAGACTGCAGCGCAACGCCGACGACGATCTTCTGGACCGTGGCGGAGTTGAAGTCAGCGGCGATGACGGTCACAGCCGAGTAGCCGCCGGTCGCATCGGTTGCCATCTTGGTGACGTCCACTGCAACGAGCTGGCCCGCCGTGATGGCGGTCTCGGTGAGGAACGTCTCTTCCTGCTTGCGGTCGAGAGGGCTGGTACCCAGCTCGACAGACGCGCCGGTAGTGACGGACTTGCCAGTGTGGTTGAGGTACTGGACGATGTTTGTAGTTGCCATGTTAGTACGTCTCTCCGTTGGTGAGCACCGCGCACGATGCGAGGTTGTCGGCGATGAGCTGGCCCTTCCAGTAGATCTGGGCGGAACGAGCGGTGGTGCCGGGGATGTACTCGAAGGGGCTGACCGCGAGGTCGCCATCCGAGTGCATGACCAGCTTGATGCCGTCGAAGTTGATGAAGAACATGGTGCTGGGGACGCCGGTGTCCATGTCTGCAGTTTTCGGGAAGAACACGTCCTGGCACACCGCAGCGTTGCCGAATGCGAGGCTCATGTAGCCTGCGTTCAGCTGCTTCTCGTCGATGTAGCGCTCCTGGTTGAACAGCGCGCGGCGGTAGTTGGCATAGCCAGCTTCCGAAGCGAGGATGAGTTTGATCTCACCCATCGGTGCGCGGGCGCTGGTCTCAGCGGCGAGCTGCTGCATGCCACGGATACCGTCGGTGCTGAACGGAGTCGCACCGGCGCAGGCGAACGAGCGGTTGAACAGACCGTAGCCGTCAGGAACGAGCGAGCGGGCGAGGCCGCCAACCGTGTTGCCCTGAGTAGCTGCGGCCGGTGCGCCCTGCTGCAAGAAGCCCGTGGTGATACCGGAGGCCGGGTCACCGTTCAGGCTGAGCAACTGGGTCAGTACGGCGCTGTTGCTGGCGACGAGCTGCTTGTTGATCTCGCGGCGGAGGATGCCCATGACGTTGCGCATACGCGCTTCGACGATCTTGACAATCGCCTTCTCGCCGGAGTTCTCGAGCTCTTCCTTCTTCGTGATGACGATGGGTGCGACGAAGTCGGCCCACTCATACAGCGCGGGCTGCATGACGTCCTGCACGGCGAGGGAGACGGGCTCGTAGCCGGTCGCCAACTGGGTGATCGAGGAGTGCTGAGACACAGCCATCGGGCGCTGGATCTTGATTCCGCCGTCGAGGTACTCGATGCCGCCGAGCTTCTTGGCGAAGTCGAGGAAAGGGACGCGCTGGAAGAGCTCGTCTACTTCCCCATCCCGGATGCTGTACAGCGTCGAGGACAGGAGTTCATTTGAAATGGCCATTGTTCGGCCTCCTAACTGAATGGTTTGAGGGAGAGGACTAAGTCAGTCGGGTGGCCGAGAGGCTCCGCTCTCCCAGTTTTCTCTTACGGGTGACCTGTTGGGGTTCCGCTGAGGCAGTCGGGAGGAGTTGCACTGGATGCAGTATAGCACGTTTCCGCAAGATTTACTTGCGGCTCTTCTTTCCTACGCAGCCCCACTTCTTGCGTGACAGATTGTTCGGGGTGTTGGGGTCGTTCTGTTTCTCTGGGCTCAGTCCCTTCTTGATGCCAGCAGACCGCGCGCAGTAGCTGTCACCGCGTGAGGTGCCAGGTGAAACAGTCGCGCCGACCTGACCGTAGCGCACTGTCTTAGTGCGCCCGGTCGCCGGGTTCTTCACGACCTTCTTGCTGGCCTTCTTCATTTTGCGCCGTGGGCTTTGTGCCACTGGTAGGCAGTCCATGCGTCCTTGAACTTCGGAGCCTCGGCAGACCGCACTGCGTTGCCGGTTGAGGTCTTCATCAGAGTCTCGCGCTGTGCAGTCTTGACTGCAACGCTCTGCTCCTTGGCGACCTGGCCCTTCACGATGTAGTACGCATCCTCGAGCCGAAGCTCGGGGCGATCCATCAGCAGGCGGGCGACAGGCATGCGCATGTCATCCGAGGTCAGGTCGGGGTGCTTCTGCTTGAAGGACTCGAGCGCGACCTGACGGCTCTGCGTGGCGAGATCCTGCTGAAGCGGGGCGAGCATCTGCTGCATCATCTGCGCAGCCTTCTGGTCGATACGCTCCTGCAGTCCCTCGTCACTCCAAGCGTCGTGCTCCAACGGCTTCGCTGCCTGCTCTGCTACCTTCTGTGCGAACTCTGACTTGGTCATCAGCTCGCGGTCGCGGGCCAGTGCAGTGCGCTCTGTCTCGAGCTGCTGCTTGAGCGTTGCGATCTCCTGCGTCTTCTGCGTGTACGAGGCGCGCAGATTCCCAACGAGCTTGCGGCCGTTCTCCGGCAGGTGCTCGAGGATCTTCTTGTAGTCAGGGAGTCCCTTGTGGCCGCCCTTCAGTTCGGGGTGGTCATCGTACGCTGAGCCGATGAGCTCGTCGAGACTGATGTCTTCCGCTTCTGCGGACTCGACAACAGGGGTCTCGACGGCGGGCTCAGCGGCAGGTGCCGGGACGGGCGTGGCTGCGGTATCGAACATGATTACATCCTTCCTGCGAACAGGGTATCGGTGGACTCGGCCGAATCAGCCGAGGGGGTTTCAGAAGGGGCTTCTTCCATGGTCTCTTCCTCAGCGGAGGCCGGGGCCTTCTTGGACAGGAAGCGCTTGAATGCGCCAGATGCCACGGCCATGCCGAGGCGGCCGGCAAGGGTCTGCAAGCCGTTGTCATCGGTGACAGCGGCCAGGTCGATCTTCGCATCTTCGGGCAGGGCCCCGGCCTCGATGGCGTCGTCGAACGCCTTGCCGAACATGGTCAGGATGCGCATGAAGTCAGGCGGCAGGGTGGACATCTTCGGCTCGGTGAACTTGTCGTACAGGTCCTTGACGCCGAACATGGGCAGCAGCTTGTTCGTGATGACGACGAGCGCGTTGGCGGCCTTGCCGCTGAACGAACCCTTCGGGGCAGCGGCGGCGTACTCCTCGTCTTCCTGCTCGTCGTAGTCACCCTGACGGGTCATGGCAGCGGAACGCATCGACTCGAGATTGGCCTTTTCTTCTGGGGACATTACGTAGACTCCTTGGCAGCATCGTGGGCGTGCGCCTGTGCGATCATTTCGTGGGCGGGGAAAGTCTCGGTGACAGCGCGGATCTTATCACCGCCTGCCTCCTTGAGGTTGCTCTGATACTTCGCGACGAGGGTGTTGTGCTCTCGTACTTCGCGCTGTGCGTTCGCAGTGAAGCTGTCCTCGAACGCCTCACCGCCGAGGTCCTTCACATTCCGGAAGCCGCGAGCGTTCATGATCTTCTCTTCCTCGCGCTTGTCAGACACGCGGTGCCCGACGCTGGGGGAGTGGAAGCCGTTGCCGCTGAGGCCGGAGTTCCAGCCTGCGTTCCACAGCGTGGTCATCTTCGCAGGCATGCTCACCTGCTGTACGCCGGGCGCTCCGCATTCCGGGCACTTCGATCCCTGTGCCCACTTGACCAGGGCTTCCCATTCGCCGTGCTGCTCGCACTTGAAATCGTAGATGGGCATCAGGTACCTCCGATCACAGTCGACGTGGTGGCGGCGGTAGTCGGGGCCTGTTCAGGCACAGAGGCCAGCGCCTCCGGTGCAGTGGCCGGAGCCTCCGGTGCAGGGGCAGGCGGAGCCGCAGCATTGAACTCTTCGGGCAGGTCGAACAGACGCACGACCTCTGCGCGGATCTTGTCGGCAGGAACGCCGAGGCCGGGCAAGACGGCGAGCAACTGGGTCAGCTGCTGCTTGCGCACCATGTCCGTCATCGGAGTACCGCCGCCGTCCGTGGCGTAGAACGACCAGTCTGCGTCGAGCTTCTCGACAGAGGCCGCGCGTGCCCCGTCCGGCGTGGCGACGACGATGGTGTCGCCGTCGTCGATGAGCGGGAGCAACATGCGGATGTAGAGGGTGACAGCCTGCTCGATGGTGGCGTCGCGGTCGCGGGCCATCTTGCCCAGCTCGCTCGAGGTGTACTGCATGAGCGCAGTGACCTCTGTTGCCGTGGCCTTGCTCGCTTCGCCCCGCGTGAAGCCCGCAGTAAGACTGCCCTTCTGAAGGTCAGACTCGATATAATTCAGGTATGCGCTGTGGTTTGAGCTAATCGGGGTAACTGGTACTTCGGCAATCAGGCCGGCCAGCGTGTCGTTGTCGGTGGGGATCATGGCCCCGTCTACACCGGACGTGATCTTGGCAAGAGCCTCGTCGTCGAAGGCCCCCTCCTTGTAAATAAACTGCCTTGAATCTCGTCTAACTGCGTTGGCCCAGAACGTGCGCAAAACGTTCTTCTCGAAGCACTGATCGTAGACGCGTGACATAGCAGCGTAGCCAACCATCGGGCGGTCGGGCTGACGTGCGAAGTAGAACGGCACAAGGTTCGGCAGGCTCCGGCCGTCGAAGGTCATGACAGGGATGGCCGCCTTCTCGAGCAGCTCTGCCCCGTTCTTGTAGTGAGAAGACCACATCAAAAGCTCGGAATTCAGCATGTCATACATCTCGACTACTTCGATGTACTGATATTCGTTAGGCAGCTCAGCATCATTCTTGCCCCCGTAGCTGCGGTAAGACCTATCGGTGTTGCGCTCGTAGTCTGTGAAGTAGTCCTTCTGCGGGGACCCCACGAACTTCTTGCCGGAGCCAAACTTGGCGAGGGCCTCATCGACAGACAAATAGTAAACATGCCCAACGAACCTGGAATCTTCCCACGCCGCCGCGTCCTGATCGACGATCACCTGCCACGGCGGAATGGCGCGCATCGCGATCTTGCCGAGCAGCGTGTTGCTCTCACGCGGTGCCAGCTTCAGGAAGCTGTGCGTGTAGATGAGGGCCATGCGGGCGGCGGCTTCGACCTGCGCACGGGCGGACTTCAGCCAGTCGTTCGCGATTGTTTTCGTAAACACCGCGTCGCCTTTCCCTGTTATGTCGGGCCCGACCTCGACGCTCGGGTACTTGGTGAACAGGCTGCCCATCATGGACTCGATGGTCGCGTAGGCGTCGGCAGTCTCGACGCGGATGGCAGTGTCTGCCACCATGTCAATGTCGGCGTAGAACCTGGTCATGTACGCGTTCTTGTAGCGACGCATCCGAGGGCGCGCCTCATCCCAGAAGTCAGTGTGCTGCTGGAGTGCGGCGCGGAGGAACTGAATGCGGTCTTTTTCGGTACGGGGCATGGTGCCTCAGGGTATCACAAGGTTGTCAGTAACGGCGAAGTTCGTGGCGTGCTCCCTGCTTCCTGGCCTCGGCAACCTTGCGGTCCGTGATCCATTGTGGCAGGAAGGGCTTGTCTGATACGCGCACTGTGAGTAAGCACTGAAGGGCAAGGGCCAATCCGATGACAGTGTCGCCGTGGTGCAGACCGCCAGTCGGCGCGTACGGTCTGCCCTTCTCGTCGATCTTGAAGGAGCGCAGCTCCCCGATAGTCCAGCTGTCGAGCTGTTGGATCTGTCCGCGAGCCAGCGCATCGCGCACACCCTCGAGCATGCGGGGCTTCGACTCTGCGTTGGTCGTCCAGTAGTTGCCCTTCTCGTCCGTCCACTGGGGGATCGACATGTGCCGCAGCTCTGTCACGATGACGCCACCCCACACACCGTTGGACTCGACGCACACCTTGGCGTTGTTCCACTTGCGGCTGGCGTCGGCGACTACCTCGGCCCACTCTGTCGGGGACATGGTGTTGCTGCGTCGGACGTCGAC